CTATTGAGGTAAGAATACAGAATGGCTATGAGATGGATGAGTTGCACAATGTATCTGCTCGATCCCCAGCAAACAATGATCTACTAAAATTCAATAGTTCAACTAACTTATGGGAAAAGTATCAAGGAGCTAGTGGCAGCTTTACTTCTGCGGATGGTAAGACAATAACTGTAATTGGCGGATTGATTACAAGTATTATTCCATGAGATAATATAGTACCTCCTTTTAATAACTAACTAGAGACTTAGTATGAGCGAAATAGATCCATATCAATACGGCAGACTTGAAGCCAAAGTAGAAGCTCTTGAAGCTAAAATAACCGGCATGGATATTGATATTAAAGAATTATTGGCTCTAGCTAATAAATCAAAAGGCGGTTTTTGGATGGGAATGGCAATAGCTTCAGGCGTTGGTGGGTTTGTAACTTACTTTACCAGCTTATTCTTACACAAATAATTGTTGCAACTTATTCAATTATGTTATAATCGAACCGATTATTATAGTCAGGGTCATATATGGACTTAGATACTAAAGATGTAACCCGTTTTGAACAAGGTCTTTCTGGCCTCACTTCCCGTGCACTTTTCACCCCCAGTACCGTTAATGAAGAAGACCGCTCAGTAGAAATTACCTGGAGCACTGGTGCAACTGTTTATAGAACAGACATGTGGGATGGTCCTTACAATGAAGCATTAAGCATGGAACCTTCTGCGATTCGCATGTATCGTTTGAATAAAGGTGCCCCATTCTTAAATTCTCATTGTGCGGATGAACTTGATTGCGTTATTGGCGTAATTGAAAGAGCCTGGGTAGAAAATGGCGAAGGCAAAGCAATTGTTCGCTTTTCTTCTCGCGAAGAAGTAGCCCCAATTTGGGAGGATGTTAAATCAGGCATCCTTCGTAATGTTTCTGTAGGTTATCGTGTTTATGCTTATGAAAAAGTGGCAGAGAACGATGGCGTACCAACCTATTTAGCAACGGACTGGGAACCACATGAAGTATCATTGGTTGCCATCCCTGCTGACAGCGCATCACAAGTTCGTTCAGAACCAGTGATCGTTGAACCGAATCTTGAAGTGCTTGTAGAGACTTCTGATAACCCCGCCCCCACAGGGCTTAATTTGGAGACTGAAATGAGTGATACAACACCAGTTTCCCCAACCGAAGTACAGGGCGGGGAGAACATCGAACAAGTGCGTAAGGCTGCTATTGCAGACGAACGTGCTCGTGTAAATGAAATAAAGGCAGCAGTTCGTGCAGCTAAACTAGATGACACTTTTGCAGATAAGTTTATTGCAGATGACGTTCAAGTTGATGCAGCTCGCGCAGCAATCATCAATGAACTATCTCGTAAGGAAGAAAAAGTGACTTCACAAGTTGACATTCAAACTGTAACTGACCAACGCGATGTAATGCGCGATGGTATTACAGAAGCTTTGATGCACCGCATCAATCCAGCATCAAATAAACTAAGCGACAACGGTAAACGTTTCCGTGGTCTTTCACTACTTGAATTGGCTCGCGAAACTTTAGACGCAGCCGGTGTAGCTACTCGTGGCTTAAGCAAATTAGAATTAGCTGGTCGTGCATTGCATGGCACAAGCGATTTCCCTTTGATTACTGCTGACGTAGCTAACAAAACACTTCGTCAAGGTTATGACAATGCTGCTCGTACTTTCCAATCATGGGCACGTCAAACTACAGCTCCTGACTTTAAAGATATTCGCCGTGTGCAATTAGGTGACGCTCCTAGCTTAGACAAAGTTCTTGAGCATGGTGAGTTCACTCGCGGTACTATCGCTGAAGGTCAAGAAAAATACCGTATGTACACATACGGTAAAGTTGTAGGTGTTACTCGTCAACTTATCATCAATGATGATTTAAGCGCGTTTACACGTATTCCTGAGTTGTTTGGTCGTGCTGCCGCTGATTTAGAAAGCGACATCGTTTACGGCTTGTTAGCAGCTAACCCAACAATGTCTGATGGTAACGCTGTGTTCTCATCTGCCCACGCTAACTTAGCTGGTACAGGTGCTGCAATCTCTATCGCTACTTTAGATGCTGCTCGTAAAGCAATGCGCAAACAAAAAGGTACCGCTGGTCGTTTCATCAACGTAACACCAGAGTTCTTGATTGTTGGTCCAGACAATGAGACTACAGCTCAACAATTCTTGAGCCAAGCTTACTTGCCACAACAAAACTCAAACATCAACCCGTTCGCTGGTTCATTGTTCAAATTAGTTGTAGACCCACGTATCACTAATGGTAACTGGTATGTTGCTGCTGCTCCTAGCCAAATCGATACAATTGAGTATGCTTACCTTGAAGGTGAAGGCGGCGTTGCAATTGAAACTCGTATGGGCTTCGATGTTGACGGTATGGAAATCAAAGTACGTCACGACTTCGGTGCCGGCGTAATTGATTACCGTGGTCTTTACAAAAACCCATTGGCTTAATTAAATAATGGGGCCTAAAAACCCCATCTATTATCCAATTTTAAAAGGAAATTGAAATGAAAAACTATGTTGCTGAAGGTAATTCACTACAGTTGACTATGCCGTATGCGGTGTCAGCTGGTGGTGGTGTTAAAGTAGGTTTGTTGTTTGGTATTGCTGCTAATACTTATGCAAACGGTGAAGAAGGTATTGTTGGTCTTGATGGTGTATATGATGTTGCTAAAGACTCATCTGTATTTGCTCAAGGTGCTGCTGTATACTGGGATAACACTGCTAAATTAATGACAAGCACTACAACAAGTAATACTAAAATTGGTGTTGCTACTGTTGCTGCTGTTACTGGTGACGCTACTGTTCGCGTTATCTTGAACGAAGCTTGGTAATTAAGCGGTAATGCGCTGGGAAGCCGCCAATAATGTAACTGCTAGTTTGGCCTTATCAATGGGTGAGGACGGATCAGTTACCCCTGTTGGCGGTACCTTAACAAATTGTAAAATTATAATTGGTCGTGATTCTGGGCAAATTGCTCCAGTTTCTCAATCAGGCGATTATTACGAGATTTACGATTCTGCCGTTGGGCAATATCGGTCTAAACTTGATTTCCCATACTCACCATTTGAGGATAAAAACCTTATTGGTGCGACAGTAACTGTGGGAACTGAAGTTTGGATAATTGAGTATATTGTTAAAAAAGATAGTACAATTATTCATACGTTAGGCAGGAAAATAAATTGAATTTAGCTCAAGTTATTTCCGCGTTGCAAGCTCAAACAGCTATAAAACGTGTAATGTATGGTAGTTTGACTTTTGCTCAAGAGCAATTGGCAGATAAGTTGCCGGCTGTGTATGTGGCTCCATTTCAAGAAACTGGATTACCTCCGGAATCAAGTAATGTACATATTCAAGCGATTGATGAACAGTTTTCTGTATTGTTAGTTTGCGATTACGCAGGTTTTAATACAGCGAGAGAAGCAGTAATGACAGCGCTGCTTGGTAAAGAATTAACAGGGTCAACGCAACTTACTGAATTTGTATCTGGTGACCAGGTTGATGCAACGGGAACATTAGTCTATTGGCGTGATGTTTTTCAAACAAGACGTGAACGTAGAGTAATTTAAGGAAAAATCATGGATGAATTTGACGGCATGGGCGGTTCTTACGAGATAGACAAAAAAGGCAAACGTGTATTAGTTTCACGTACCTCTGAAACCCTTGTATCTGAACCGCTGCCAGAAGTAGTATTAACTAAACAACCAGTACAACCAGTACAAACCCAAACTGAGGAATAATCATGCCACTTTTATCGAGAAAACGTATTGTCTTAGCTAAGACAGAAACCACATACGGTACAGACCCAACTCCAACTGGTACTGCAAATGCTATCTTGCTACGCAATTTAGACATTACACCAATTGATATTGAATATGCTAACCGTGATTTAATCCGTCCATATTTAGGTAACAACGATCAATTAGTTGGTGCTAAAAGTGTTAAGGCATCATTTGAAGTTGAAGTCGCTGGCGCAGGTTCTGCTGGTACTGCTCCTGCTTATGGTCCATTACTTCGCGCATGTGGCTTATCAGAAACAATTTCAGCCGGTGTAAGCGTAACCTATGCTCCAGTTTCAACTACATTTGAATCAGTAACTATCTATGTAAACGTAGACGGTATATTGCATAAAATATTAGGTGCTCGCGGTAACGTAAGCCTTGAATTAAATGTTAAACAAATTCCTGTTTATAAATTTGAAATGACAGGCTTATTTGTAGCAATCACTGATAGTGCTGCTCCATCACCAACTTACACTGGCTTTATAACTCCATTGCCAGTTAATAAAGATAACACAAGCGCGTTCTCAATCCACGGTTACAGTGGTTTGATGCAAGCTATGAGTTTGAATGTTGGTAACTCAGTTGTTTACCGTACATTAGTAAGTCAAGAATCTGTAATTATTACAGATCGTAAAGCAACCGGTCAATTGACTATTGAAATGCCTACAATAACTGCCAAAGACTTCTTCGGTGCAGTAACTGGCGTAACATTAGGTAGCTTGGCAATTACTCACGGTACAACAGCAGGTAATAAAGTTGATATTACAGCAACAAACACTGTCCAATTAACTGCACCAACTTATGTTGATTCTGATGGTATTACAATGCTTCAAATGGGTATGAACTTCAACCCAACAACAGCCGGTAATAACGAGTTCAGTATCGTTGTAAAATAAGTTAAATAGTAGTAATATCTAAAGAACTCGACTCCGGTCGGGTTCTTTTAACTTCAAGGAGTATAAATAAATGTTTACAGTATCTACAAAAAATAGTTTTTCTTGGCCAGTTTCTTTTCGTATCCCGACTGATGGTGGTGGTTATGAAACGGCGGACTTCGATGCAGAATTTAAACGCATTACTCAATCAAAAATCGAAGAACTATTTAATAAATTATCTGAAGGTACAATAAACGATCGCCAGGTGGCAGATGAAGTCCTTATTGGCTGGAAAGGTGTTCAGGATGATTCTGGGAAGCCTTTAAACTTTACTGATGCTACTAAGGCTCGTTTGTTAGATGTAGCCGGTCTTGCTGGTGTACTTGTTATGGCATACACAGATGCTTTGCGTGGTGCCCGCGAAAAAAACTAATAGAGGCAGCCGAACATTGGGCTAGTGGTGGAGTAATCGATACTACTGAAGCTCAAGAGGATGCTGCCTTGTTTGGTATTAAAGATGTTGAATTTGACACTAAAAATGAAAACTTTGAAGTGTACGAAGAGAACGTAGAAACGGTTTCTACGTTTATGCGGCTACAGACTCAGTGGAAAATATTGGCTATGGGTGGATTTATTGGTCTTGATTATATTGCTGTCGAGGCGGTGTTTAGAATGACCAATATAAAAGACCATGATATAATGTTAAGTAACATTCAAACCATGGAAGGCGCTGCGCTTTCCATTCTTAACAATAGGAAGTGATATATGGCATTTCCATTAGAAACCATATTTAGATTAGGTGTTGAAGTTACTGGAACAGGTAACATTGGCAAACTCAACTCTGAATTAGATAAAACCGCTGCCGCAACAAATAAAGTAACCAAAGGTTTTGAAGCAATGGCTAATATGGATAAGAAATTATCCTCATTAGTTTTTAACTTTAAAAGTATGGCTGCTACACTTGGTGTGTTTGAAGGTTTAAGAAGCATAGTTGACGCTGGTGTTCAGTTCCAGCAATTTAATCGAATAATGGAAGTTTCTGTGGGTGCTGATAAAGCAGCCGCGTCAATCCAGTTTATTACCGATGTTTCAAGTAAATACGGTTTGCAACTTGAAACCTTGATGCAGCAATACGGTAAATTAGCTGCAGCAACAAAAGGCACTACCTTAAATCTTTCTGATGTTAATAACATGACAATTGGTTTGTCTAAGGCTTCTGCGACACTTGGCCTTAGTGCAGACGGCATGGCTAAAATTAATTTGGCCATTCAACAAATTGCTCAAAAAGGTAAAGTCTATTCTGAAGAGTTACGTGGTCAGTTAGGTGAGAAATTACCCGGTGCGTTTGCATTAGCAGCCAAAGCCTCTAAGATGAGTATGGTTGAATTAAATGATGCCTTAAGCAAAGGTACCATTGATGCAATGGCTTTCTTTAGAAACTTTGCAAAATCATTAAATGATGAATATGCAACTGGCGCAGAAAAAGCCTCTACAAGTGCTCAAAAAGCTTTTAATGAATTAGCTAACTCAATTTTCTTACTTAAAGTAGAAGCAGCTAACGCTGGTATTTTAGATTCTTTTGCCAATGCTGCTAAAAGAATTACTGAGGAATTTAAAGATCCTAAAGTAATTCAAGGAGTTAAAGATTTTGCAAAAGGTATTGGTGATTTTGTTACCTATATTGTACAAAATGCAGATAAATTAGAATTACTACTTAAAGTATTACTTACTTATAAAGCCGTTGTTGTTGGAGCTAGAATTGGGGCTACAATTGGTGGAGTAGGTGGTCCAGAGGTGGCTCTCGGAGGAGGTGCTTTAGGTGGTATTTTATCTGGTGCAGCCGCTTGGCTTGGACTTGGTGAATTAGGTGGTCAAGTTGAAGACGCTGGTACAAAACTTGAAGTAAGTACAGATAAAGTAGCTGCTCAAATTACACGATCACGTAATGTGCTTGAACAATTATTAACCGCACCATTGCGTAGAACTGAAACAAAAGATATTAGAAATCAAGCTATTCAACAACAAATAGCAAACATTGTTAAACTTCAAGATAAATTAAATAGTATCTCACCTAACTTAAATGGGGTTGGCGCAGCTTCTGGCATGGAGGATGTAAGAATCCCTGGCAATGCTAAAGATGATCCAGTTCAAAATCGCTTAGAATCATTACGTGCACAATACAATAAAGCAAAAGCAGAATTAGATAGCTTTACTGCATCGAATGTAAAAGCAAGTTCTGTATTGGCTGGGATTGAAGCTGATTTAGGTAAAGGCGGGGCATTACGTGATGCCGATCCTAAACGCGCTAAAGAATTAAAAACTTTAGCTGGATCGATTGATGATGTTACTAATGCATTAGTTAGAAAACAATCTATTGCTGGGTTTGAAAAAGATACCGCAACAATCGAAGCCAATACTAAAGAGATTGGTCAAAATGCTTACGAACGCAAAGTATTAGCTGCTGAAGTTGAACTTGAATCTAAAGGTATAGCTCGTGGTACTGCTGAGTTTGTTAAACAAATGGAAGCACGTAGAACGGCTTTATTTGGCCAACAACGTGGCAATGAAATTGTAGACTTAAAAGAATACAATCGAGTTCAACAAGAGACAACCGATGGTATTAAATTTGAAACTGAGTTATTAGGTAAGTCTGCGCTTGAACGTCAACTTTTAACTTCAGCTAGAGAAGTTGATAATGAAGTTGCTAAAAAGTCAGTCAATTTAACCAATGAAGGTGTTGAAGCTCTTAAAAAAGAAGCCGAAGCAGTTAAGGCTGCCAGGGCAGAAGCAATTAAAATGCAAGACGTTAAATCTAAATCAGCGATGACTGGTTTAGAAACTGCTATTAGTGACTATTTAACTTCAATTGAAGACGCGGCAACGGCTACTAAAAATATATTTAATAGCATCACTAGCTCACTGGAAGATACTCTAACCACTTTCTTTACAACCGGCAAACTTAGTGTTGGTGACTTTATGACATCGATTGTAAATGATGTTACTCGTGCCATGATTCGTTTATTAATTATTAAACCTATAATTGAATCAATTAAAAATTTAATGGACTCAGGCGGTGGCGGTGGGTTCTTTAGTTCTATTTTTGGTGGTGTAAGTGGTGTATTACCAGATTTTGTGCCAGCCACAGGCAGTGCAAATGGTAACATAATGACTCAGGATGGTCCTGTTAAATTAAACATGTACGCTAATGGTGGCATTGCTACAAGCCCACAACTTTCAGTGTTTGGTGAAGGCAGAATGAACGAGGCGTATGTGCCGTTGCCCGATGGTCGTTCAATTCCTGTTACAATGCAAGGCAATACAAATAGCGGCGATACAAATGTTGTTGTTAATGTTAGCGTTGAGAAAGGCCAAGCTGATGTTGGCGCAAACAACGGAGAAAAAGCTGCCGAACTTGGTCGGATGGTAGCTGGTGTTGTTAGACAAGAACTTCTAAATCAAAAACGCCCAGGCGGGCTATTGGCGGCATAATTATGGCTACATTTACATGGACACCTGAATACGGAGCTTCGGTTGAAAAGAAACCAAGTGTTCGCTCAATTAAATTTGGCGATGGGTATGAGCAACGTTCAAAGGATGGTATAAATAACGATCCTGCAAAATGGACTCTTCAATTCAATATGCGTGATGATGTTGAAACAAATGAGATTATGACGTTCTTAAATGCTCGCGCTGGTTACGAAGCATTTTATTGGACACCTCCAAATGAAGCAACACAGATTCATGTTGTATGCCGCACATGGAATAAAACATTAAATAAATTTAATTTAAACAGTATCTCAGCGACTTTTGAACAAGTCTTTGAACCTTAATAGGAGTTTTTATGGCTAACATTACTTTACCGTCTAACGTTGGGAGTCCAATTCTTGACACGTTCACCCGGACTGAAGGTGCAGACACAGTTCATATGCAAGCAATTGTCAACGTTGACCCAGTTACAGGTTTACCTATAAATGATGCAATTGAAATTACAGTAACAGCAGTTGGTGTTACTAACGGTGATTTATTTTCAGTTGATACCTCTGTTTATAATTATATTAGTTTGCAATTAACGGGCACATGGGCAGGTACAGTTACTTTCCAAGGCTCAAATAATAATACTGATTGGGTTTCAATTGGTTCAATTAATATGACTGCACCAGGTGCGTATGTCTCAACAAGTACGACAACCGGCGCATTTGTTATTCCAGTGGCTACAAAATATGTTCGGGCTAGAGTAACTACATATACTTCAGGTTCAGTAACTGGCGCAGCTATTGGTGGTAATATTCCTCCAATTATTGTTCCAAATACAGTAGCAATTTCATCCGGTGCAGTTACTGTATCATCTGGAACTATTACAACCGTATCTACAGTAACCAGTGCAACGTTAGCCGCCAGTGCCAACTTAGTTGGTGATGTGGCAGTTGGTGTTCGTGCCAACGCAACCAACGCCGGTACCATTGCTAAGATTTTATCTGCTGCATCAACCAATGCAACATTAGTTAAAGCAACCGCAGGTCGCGTGTACGGCTGGTCTTTAAGCAATACTACTGCTGCCTATAAGTTTGTTAAATTATTTAACAAAGCCACAGCGCCCGTACCTGGCACGGACGTTCCTGTGTTTACAATTGGTATCCCAGCAAATAGCAGTGTATCTATTAGTCATCCAGCCGGCATGGCTTTTGCAACGGGTATTGGTTATTCAATAACTAACTTGGCAGCGGATGCAGATACAACCGTAGTTGCCGCTTCTGATGTTCTCGGATCAATTGTTTACGCATAATGCTAGTATTTATACCATTTATTTCAGAGGATGCCAGTGGAACGCTAATAACGTCATCTATACAGACGTTAGAACCTTCTGGCATCATTGAATTATTTGAAGTTGATGCGTCATCTTTTGGTGGTGGTATTTATCGTTTCCATGGAGGTACAAATGAATTATTGCAGGATGTTGTTTGGAAAGGTGAAGCGTACTCTGCTTTCCCTATTGAAGCCACTGGTTTCGAATATACAGCGAATGGTCAATTACCTAGGCCAAAAGTAACCGTATCAAATGTATCAGCAATCATTACTTTTTTAGTATTGAATTATGATGATTTGATTGGCGCTAAATTTATTCGTAGACGTACATTAATTAAATACCTAGACGCGGTTAATTTTCCAGGTGGTGTAAATCCGGACGCTGATCCAGATGCTGAATTTGCTGAGGATATTTATTTTATTGATAGAAAAACTACAGAAACAAAATCCATTGTTGAGTTTGAATTAGCGGCAGCATTTGATTTAGCTGGTATTCAATTACCTAGGCGTCAAATCATTCAGAACGTTTGTGTATGGAAATACCGTGGTACAGAGTGCGCATGGGCTGGCACAACCTATTATGACGCCAATGACAATGTTGTCGGTTCTGCTGCGTACGATGTCTGCGGAAAACGCTTATCCTCTTGCCAAATTCGCTTTGGGGAAAACCAACCAATATCTTTTGGTAGTTTCCCGTCAGTGGCATTAATACGATGAATAGAGCAAGTAGAGAAGCTGCCCTTGCTCATGCTATGCGTGACTATCCAAAAGAAGCCTGTGGGCTTCTTATTCACACTGGTGATACCACTATATATCATCCTTGCAAAAATTTGGCAGATTCAACTGAGCATTTTATCCTCGATCCAAAAGATTACGCAGATGCAGATGAGTTGGGCAATATTGTTGGTATTTTTCATTCGCACCCTGATTCATCTCCAGAACCAAGTGAATCGGATATTGAAATAGCAGAAAGCTCTGGCATACCTTGGTATATTGTCAGTGTCCCTAAAATTAAATGGGGCTACACAGAGCCAAAAGGATTCACACCTGATTTAGTAGGGCGTGAATTTGTTTATGGGGATACTGATTGCTATACGCTAATTCGTGATTATTATCGTATTGAACATAATATCATTCTTAATAATTATGACAGCAAAGATAAATGGTGGAATGACGGAGAAGACTTCTATGTTAAAAACTTTGAGTATGAAGGTTTTAAACAAGTAGAAGCAAGCGACATGCAACCAGGCGATATGTTGTTTATGAAAATTCTATCGCCAGTTTCAAACCACGCTGCCATTTATTTAGGGTATAATACTATACTGCATCATTTATATGGGCGCCTATCTTGCCGTGAAATTTATGGCGATTTTTGGCGAAAAGTCACAACTCACGTTTTGCGATATAGCCATGAAGAAAATTAAACTGCTTGGTGAACTTGGTAAAAAGTTTGGTCGCATACACATGTTAGATGTGAATTCGACTGCCGAGGCTATTCGCGCCTTATGTGCTAACTTTAAAGACTTTGAAAAATGGATGGCCAATTCAGAAGAACGCGGTGTCCGTTATAAAATTTTTGTTAGAAATGTCCAAATTAATCTCGATGAGATTTATAATCCAGCGTCTAAAGAAATAACAATTGCACCTATTCTTATTGGTTCTAAGAAGGGTTTATTTAAAGCAGTATTAGGTATTGCCTTAATTGTAGCCTCTTTCTATTTACCTGGAATGATGTATTTCAGCGCATACAGTTCTATTGGTATTGACTTGGCAGCCATCTCGTTTAGTATGGGTGTTTCAATGGCTTTAGGTGGAGTGGCTCAAATGCTGGCGCCTATGCCAAGTGCTAACAGCGGTAATGAATCAAACTTAAATAATCAACCATCATATTCATTTAATGGTGCAATAAATACAACAGCTCAGGGTCATCCAGTGCCTATTGGTTATGGTAGACTTATTATTGGTTCAGCAGTTATCAGTGGCGGATTGAAAGCGCAGAATATATAAATGGCTACAAAACCTAATTTACGTTCTACACAAATTGCAAAAATTGTCGACCTTTGGGCTGAAGGCGAAATTGTAGGTTTAGTTGACGGTGCTAAATCAATTTATTTTGATGAAGTTCCAGTTCAAAACTACGATGGTACTTTTAACTTTGACAATGTTGAATATACTGTCAAAACTGGTACTAACGATCAGACCTATGTTGAAGGTTATTCAAACGTAGAAAACGAAGTTATTGTTAATACTAAGGTTATGGCATCATCTGCCGTAACTCGTTCAATAACAAATACACAAATAGATCGAGTTAGAATTACGCTTAGTGTACCTGCTATTTATGAGCAAAACCAAGACGATGGTAAATTAAAAGGCACTTCAGTTTCATTAAAAGCTGCGCTTTCAGATAACGGTGGACCATTTATTGACCAACGTTTAGGTACAGAAAAAACTAAATATTCTACTTATTTAAGTGGCACATCTGTTAGTTTTTCAACTGTTTCTGAAGGTTTTGAAATAGGTCTTACAATTGGTTTTAGTCAACCTACATCATACGGTTATATTGGTGTTTATAATAGTAGTATTGGTGTATGGCAAGGTAGAGTTGAATATAAAAAACAATCTGATTCGACTTGGATTGTTTTACAAGAAATATCTGTTAGTGAAAATGAAGCGCCACCAGCGATAGTTACAAATAATATCGGCATGGCGCAAAATCAAAATACATCTAGTATTTCTTATGGTGTTACTCAAAATCAATATCGTTATGCTAGTAGATCAGTTCAAACGGGTTATTTGCCTTCTGGCCTTTATCAAGTTCGTTTAGTTCAAACAAAATCAATTAGATCAACTTGTGATATACGCAGTGCTGTTTTATATACTGCTCAAAATGATATGGTTATTTCAGGTACTACTCAAAGTAAATACCAGAAATCATGGGAAGTTATTTTAACTGGCACTGGCCCATGGCAATTGCGCATTACTAGAACAACCGCTGATAATACAAGTCAATATATTCAGAACGATACTTATTGGGATTCAATGACACAAATCATTGATGGTAAATTTAGGTACCCTAACTCTGCTTATATTTCAGTGCAATTAAATGCTGAAAATTTTAATAATTTACCCGTACGTGGATATGACGTAAAGCTTTTAAAAGTTAAAGTTCCAGCCAATTATGATCCAGCTACAAGAACTTATACTGGTGGTTGGGATGGTACTTTTAAAACAGAATGGACAGATAATCCAGCTTGGTGTTTTTATGATTTATGCACTAACTCTCGTTATGGTTTAGGCAATTATTTAAACATTGGTCAAATTGATAAATGGTCTTTATATACCATTGCCCAATATTGCGATGAATTAATACCCGATGGTAATGGCGGTGTTGAACCGAGATTTACCTGCAATGTTTATATTCAATCTAGGCAACAAGCTTACCGCATTATTCAAGACATGGCTTCTATATTTAGAGCGATGTCTTACTGGGACACTGGGTCATTAACATTGGCTCAAGATGCTCCTGCGGATGCAATGCACTTGTTTACTAACTCTAATGTACAAGACGGGGCGTTCTCTTACTCTGGTAGCGCGGCTAAGGCTCGGCATACCATTGCATTAGTTACTTGGAATGATCCGGATGATTTGTATCGTCAAAAAGTTGAGTATGTTTCAGACGATGAAGCAATCGCTCGTTTTGGTCCTATTGAAACTGAAGTTACAGCAATGGGATGCACTAGCCGTGGGCAAGCAAACCGTGTCGGTAAATGGTTGTTATACAGTGAACGTTATGAGTCTGAAATAGTAACCTTTGTAACGGGTTTAGAAGGTGTAGTAGCTAGACCAGGTTCTTTAATTAAAGTCGCAGATAACAATAGAGCGGGCACACGATTAGGTGGCCGTATTAGTTCTGCAACAAAAACAACAATCGTTGTTGATTCAGAATTATCTTTGCCATTTGGTACTTACAATTTAATGGCAATGCTTCCAGATGGATCAGTTGAAACACAATTGGTTGCTACTATAACTGGAAATACTATTTTAGTTTCACCTGGCTTTAGTTCCGCTCCACAAGTTCAAGGACAATGGCTTTTAACTGGGGCATCAATTGAAGCTCAAACATTTAGAATCTTATCTGTTCAAGAACAAGATAATTTAAAAATTCAAATTACAGCTCTTAAACACGATCCGGATAAATATTCTTATGTTGAAGACGGATTAGCTTTACAAAGCCGAGTAATTACATTACTTGATGGTATTCCAGAATCTGTTTCTAATTTGACTGTAACTGAAGCACTTTATGCTACAAAAACAGATGTTCTTAATCGTGTATCAATCTCTTGGGATTCTGTTACTTATGCAAGTAAGTACCGTGTTGTATACAGTGTAAATGGCGATAACGAAGTTACTGTTCCAGATACAAGTATTAATAGTGTTGATATACTTGATGCACCAACCGGCAACTACGAAATAAAAGTATATTCAATTGGTCCATTGGGCACATTGAGCAATATGCCTACATCGACAACGGCTATTATTTTAGGTAAAACAGCACCTCCGTCAAATGTAGCAAACTTCACTTATACTATAGCTCCTTTCTCTGGTGTTACCTTAAGATGGGATCGAGTTTCTGATATTGATATTGCTAAATATGAAATTCGCACTGGATTAGCTTATTCAACAAGTACCTTAGTTGGTGAAACAAAAGAAAACTATTTTACTATTGGTTTATTACCAATCGGTAATAAAACTTATTGGATTAAGGCAGTTGATACTACTGGTAACTATTCATTATTAGAAACAAGTGTTGTTACAACAATTGCGGCATTACCTAACATCGGAACAATTACTCCGGTTTTTCAAGACAATTTAACCAATGCACTTATTACTTTAAGTTGGACAGACGTTAACCCTGAATTGGGGTTAAGTAATTATCTGATTAGTTATAACTCAACAACGCTTACTTCTAAATCGTCATCGATTGTATTGCCAGCCGACTGGACCGGCAGCAGAACATTCACAATTAAAACCGTGGATAGCCAAGGTAATCAATCAACCGGCACATCATTGGCTGTTTCAAAAGCATTACCTAATCCGTCAGGTGCGTTTACAACATCCGTATCAAATAACCAATTAACTATTAAATGGGATCCAGCTACTAGAACAAGTTTACCTATTGCTGGTTATGAAGTTCGCTCATCTGATACCGGTTGGGGATCATCTGGTTATTTATTTAAGGGTAATTTCTTAGATGCAATAGTCACTCCAAGTTTAGGTGCAAATACCTGGTACGTTAGACCTTATGATACGTCTAATGCTTATCCTGCAACATCATTGGCGATTACTTATACAAGAAATATACCTTTTGGTCCAACCAGTTTAACTTATGTATATGCCGATACAAGTTTAACCAATGCAACCGTAACCCTTGATTGGGTTAATGCTAATCCTGTATTTGGTTTAGATAGATATAAAATTACTTATGGTTCAGAAGTTCATTACACTAAATCAAATACCATAACATTACCAGCGGATTGGTTAGGTGATAGAACTTATAGTATTGTAACTATTGATATGCTTGGTGCTGAATCAACGGCAACGACATTAGTTGCTACAAAAGCATTACCTAGTCCCGCTACTAATTTAAGAGCGCAAGTTATTGATAATAATGTGCTTTTATATTGGACATTACCTGCTAAAACATCTTTACCTATTCAAGATGTTTTAGTTAAAAAAGGTGCAGTTTATGCAACTGCTGAAGTTATTGGTAATAAATCAGGTGGTTTTACATCATTACAAGAAATTAATGGTGGCACATACACTTATTGGATTGCTGTACGGGATACCGACAATAATTATTCAACACCAATTAGTTTAACCACAACTGTTAGCCAACCACCAGATTTTGTGTTTAACGCACAATATTTTAGTACATTTAGTGGTACGAAGACTTCTGCAATTAATGAGCAGGGTGGTGTATTGTTGCCAGTTAATACAACTGAGACTTGGACTACGCACTTTACATCACGCTCATGGGCTGATCCTGCCGCACAAATAGCCGCAGGTTATCCAATATTTATTCAACCAAATAACGGCACTGGCTCTTATGTTGAGGTATTTGATTACGGTACGATATTAGGTAGTAGCCAAATTTCAGTTAATTACACTGGTACTACAATCGCTGGTACACCGAATCTATCATTTACTATCGGTACATCGCTTGATAATATTACATATAATACCTTTAGTGGACAGGCAATTTTTGCTACGAACTTTAGATATATTAAAATAACAGCAACCGTGACTACCGTTGCTGCGACTGATTTGTATTTATTGAACACATTAAACGTACTTTTAAATGCTAAACAAATAACTGACGCTGGAACAGTAAGTGCGTTAGCCAGTGATGCAAGTGGTACAATTGTAAACTTTGGTAAAGAGTTTGTAGATGTTGCAAGTATTACCGCTTCACCAAGCGGTACTTCTGGCTTGTCCCCAGTATATGATTTCCTTGATTCAGTAATTAATGGGACATATACTTTAACAACGAACGTAGCCACAATTAATGCAACCGCGCATAATTTGTTAGCAGGACAAAAAGTAAGGTTAAGTTTCACAAGTGGTACAGCACCAAATGGTGTTTATACAGTAGCAAGTGTTGTTAATGCAAACCAGTATTTGGTAAACATTACAACAGGCAATACAAGTGGTAACATTAGCACTTACCCAGAAAGCTTTAGAGTTTATTTATTTAATAGTGCTGGAACGCGAGCAAGCGGAACAGTATCTTGGGCAGTAAGAGGATATTAAAAAATGGCAGACCATAGTAAACCGCTCAATACCAGTACCTACGTCAATTATACGACTGAAATTGACGCTAGATTTGATGACTTAACACTTGGCTTAGATTCAGCTTTAACTACGCCTACTAACTTACCAACTAATGCTATACGCTGGAATAGTACAACATTCAAACATCAAAGATGGAATGGTACTACTTGGTCTGATTTTACTCGATACGATATTAATATCAATGGCACTGTCGGTGCTACTACTCCATCTACAGGCGCATTTACTACCCTTAGTTCAACTGGCAATACTACGCTAGGTGATGCTTCTGCTGATACATTAACCGTCAATGCTACTCCTACATTCAACGTGGCTGTACCAGCTACATCGGGCGGTACCGGGCTTAACAGTTATGCAGTAGGTGACTTAGTAGTTGGCGGCGCTACAAATACTTTAACTAAACTTGCGGACGTTGCCACAGGTAACGCATTAATATCCGGTGGTGTAGGTGTTGCCCCATCTTACGGTAAAATCGGTCTTACTACTCATGTGTCCGGTACTTTACCGGCAACAAGTGGTGGTACAGGCTTGGCTACTTATGCTGTAGGTGATATATTAGTTGGTGGTGCTACAAATACCTTAGCGAAAGTTGCAGATGTTGCTACAGGTAATGCTTTAATTTCTGGCGGTGTTGGTGTTGCTCCAACTTACGGTAAAATTGGTTTAACAACCCATATTTCTGGTACCCTAGGAACTGGTAATGGTGGTACTAACTTAACTACATTTACATCTGGTGGGGCGTTGTATGCTACATCAACTTCAGCATTGACTACAGGTACCTTGCCAGCTACTTCTGGTGGTACAGGTCAGTCTACTTATGCTGTAGGTGATATATTAGTTGGTGGTGCTACAAATACCTTAGCGAAAGTTGCAGATGTTGCTACAGGTAATGCTTTAATTTCTGGCGGTGTTGGTGTTGCGCCTACTTATGGTAAGATTGGTCTTACTACGCATGTATCAGGCACATTACCAATTGGTAATGGTGGTACTAATGCAATAACTGCCGATGCAGCGCGTATTAGTTTAAATGTTATTACATCATTAACTGGATCGCAAAGAACACCAACCGGCACTACTGGTCAGCGAGATGGTACTCCAGCAACAGGTTTTTTTAGGTTCAATACAACAACTACTAAATTTGAGGGATATAATGGCACTGCTTGGGGATCAGTTGGCGGTGGTGCTACTGGTGCTGGTACAGATGATGTTTTTGTTGAAAACAGCCAGATCATTACAACAAGTTATACTATTACATCTG